GTTTTGACCCCTTGAAAAGTAGCCAGCTACAGATGGGTCAGAGAATCCTGAGCCAAATTGCATGCCCGCAGGTGAGGCTGTTGTGGTTGTTACCGTGTCTGTTGGGAAAGCCCATTTGTAAACTGTTGTAGCACCATTACCCCTTGAAAAGTAACCAGCCACGGCAGGATAGCCACCGCCAGCAGCCGCTTGAGCATTTAGTATTCCTAAAAGTGTAAGGCTCATCAAACCACCGCCACATTTCCGATTAGTAGATAGCTGTCAGTTGCTACGCACAGTAGCGTTGCCGCTGAGTATTGCAAGCCAATTGTAAAGCTACCTGATGTTGTTGATGTTTCTGCCCCAGCTACGGTTGCCCCGCTTGCTAGAACTGTCAGCTCACTTGAGCCCTCTGCAATAATGTCCACCCTGGCCCCTACCACAAAATCAGTGCTTGCATTTACAGTTACAACTGTAGCAGACCCGCTAGTGAACCTGATCGTTTTGCCCATGTCAGCCGTGGTTAGAGTCCGTGCTGTGGTTGCATCAGTCACAAAGTCTGCCAGCGGGTTAGAGATGCTGGCGGTGTTAGCCGCAACATCACTCTGTAGGGTTGCAACATCACCAGCAAGTTCAGCGGCTGTTGCCAGGTAAGCCCTGGTGTCTGTTACATTGCCAGCGGCTATGGTAGTGACCCCAGCACCCACAGCAATGTCAGCCAGCTTGACCTGGTAGATTCCACCGTCAGTCTGAACCACGGTTGGAGCTACTGGGCTACCAGCTGGTGTGCCAGCCGTCACCTTTAGGGTAATGCTGTTAGCTGATGGGTCCAGCTCTAGGATCAGAATGTCAATCCTGGGGTTGGTTGGGTCAGAGGCTGTGACTGTAATGACTTCCTCAGCTGAGCTCTGGTAGTAATGTCCACGGATGAGCGCCTGGCCAGACTTGACCTTGACTCTCATTCCAGTGGAGTCAGCAAACGGCTCTAGCTCATTCAGGGCATTTCTCTTGACACCCTCTCCAATGTTGCGGGCCCACTGAGAAAACTGCGTTTCTGATGTGTCTATGTTTTCAAACGGCCATGATGTTTGTGCCATGTTTATCCCTCTATTTCGTAAGTGCCAGAAATGTTGAAAAAGTCTGGGTTGTCAAGTGCCTTTGGTGAGTTGAATGTGAAGTCCTCCATCTGCCCGCTTGCGCCCAGGTAGTAAAGGTCCATCTGAGTGCTACCAGCATCAACCTCACCGATAATCAGATAATACTTGTTTTGGCTAAAGTCAAACAACTGCCCTGATGCAAAGGTGTAGCTGGTCCTGGATGGATAGGGCAATGTCACATAATACTGGCCAGTCCCAAAGCTAGTGATGTTATCAAAGTGGATGTTGATTTGAAAGTGCACCAGGTTGCCAATGCGGTTGAATGAGCCTTGCAAATCAGCTGGGTCAAAGACAGGCTGTGTGCCTCCAGTAGTGCCACCACCAGGAATGAACTCAGTGTTGATCCCATAGCCCGTGGTGGAGCGCTCTAGGTTGCTGATGCGGCTGTCTAGCTGGTTGGTCTTAGCCAACAGCTTTGCCTCAAACTGGATGCCAACTGGTGTGCCAACTGTGGCCCCAATTCTTACGCCATCAGCCCCAATGTTGATTCCAATTTCAGTGACAACAGCGGTGCTCTCAATGTCATTGGTGACAATGGTAACCAAATCGCCCAGGAACCAGTCCACGCCATAGACCATGTTTTGGTCATTGGATGGAGTCACGCTGAGCTCTGTGATGGTCTTGCCGTTGTCAACTAGGGATTCATCTCCAGCGGTCTGGAGCTCATCAGTATTGTTAGCACCCCTGGCATCAATAAATGTTTCTATGCGGCGGCCCCAGTCACTCTCAGCCAATAGGCTCTGTGAGCTAGTGCGCTCAATAAATGACCTGTTCTTTGCCTCGCCCTTGCCGCCTACAATCGCTCTGGTTAGCTTTGCTGTCCCATAGCTGAGCACAGCACTGGAGAGCTTCCTGTTGGCAATGTCCATCCTGACTGTGTTGCTACGGTCCTGTGGAGTGAACACTGAAAAGGTCAGGTCAGTAAGCACCTGTGTGACTTGGTAGCCAATGCCACCAGCCTGAGCCAAGTTGTAAATGAACTCTTGCAAGTTGTCAAACCTAGCGGCGGCGGCTACTAGCTCACCTCTGCCCTGATCTGCCTCAATAGTGAACCCTGAGACCTGTCTCTCTAGTGGTGCATCTGCACCCATGTTGGCAGAGACATACTCTTTGATTACAGTTTCAGCCTGGCCTGAGCGGTCATCATAGTCATCAGTCTGAGCTGTGACATCTGCCGTGGATGGCTTTGGGTAGGTGAGCCGCTCTGTCAAATAGATTTCATCACTAGAGCCAGTAATCTCCCAGTCACCGTCAATGTTGTTCTGGTTCTGGGTCAGCACAGCGCTTAGGGTTGGACCAGAAAGAATTGTCTGTCCAGTGGTGCTGGTCAAAATGATGCCGTAGCCAGGAAGCCTGAGTAGCTCACCAAGGGTGTGACCGTAAGGAAGTTTGATTGACCAAGAACCAACATTGTTAAACCTGGACACAAAGGTTGCGCCCACTAGGTCATTAGGTCTGATCTGCCCAATGCGGTTTAGGTTCTTATCCCTGACCTCAACAATTAGGTCCTCAACCCTCATTAGTGGACCACCTCATAAAGCGGTGAATACTCTAGGCGGGCCTCAGCGTTTGGACTTGCGGCCACGGCGTTGATTGAGATTGAGCTTTCCCCTGGGGGAATCCTGAACAGCTTTGGAGCTGGAGCCAGGTCAGAGTAACGGTTCACGCCGCCATCATCTGTCACTGCACCAGTCTCTGTGTTGATGGTTATTGTCTCACCCTCCAGAATTGGCACGGTGAAACTAAAGCTGTCTGTGCCGTTTGTTACTGTCAGGTCAGATAGTGGCCCTCTGAAATACCAGGTTGGGTAGGCTGGAACATCTCCAGCGTTGTCCACGGTGATGACACCAAACACCTGGGAGCTGGTCACCCTCAGCTTGCTTAGCTGTGGCAATAGACCACGGCCAGTGTTTCCTGTGGTGACTGTGAACTCCTCAGCAATGCCAGATTCCCAGTAAGGGCTTGGACACTGTAGCGATAGCGCCCAGCGGTTCCAAACCAAACCAGCATCTGTGCCCCACTGAGATTCAGCGCCGCCCACATAGTAGGCCTCTAGGTTCACACTAGTGGCATCACTGTAGTTGGCAACAATCTTGGTTGGGCCAGAGGTGTCCTGGAGCAAACGGCTAAGGCGGCGTAGCTTGGACTGAACATCTGCTCTGTCAGTTCCAATAATGGTTACGGACATGTCAATGTTTCTGATCCCACGCTTGCTGTGTCTGAACACACCACCGTCTCCAGCGCTCTGCTCAATCCTTACCTCAGCGGGTGGAATACCAAAGCCCATGAACTCTGGGTTGAGGACATAGTTGCTGTAATCAAATGTGATGGTGTCACCGTTTGACCCCACTAGGGAATAGTTGACATCTACCAATTTGCTACCACCTTAGCTCTCCGCATTGCTTGGAACAGTTCCTGCTCACTGTCAATTGACTGGTTTGGTGCGGCGTAGTAGTTCACGGTCTTGCCGTCTCCACCCATGCCGCCCAAGATAGACTGAACTCTGTCTAGTGGGATTACCAGTTCTGGACCAGCTTCACCAATTAGTGCCTGTGTCGGACCAGTCACTAGACCGCCCTCAGCCATTGGCAGTAGATTCTTTAGGCCAGTGATTTGCGCTCTAGCGGTTGCCTGAGCGCTTGACACGGCACTTTGTAGGGATGATAGTTCTGACCTAAGGCTAGAGATAGCGCTTTTCATGCCAGCAATCTTTTCCTTGAAAGCCTCATCAATCTTATCTAGGCCCTCTAGGAAGTCCTCATTGGCCTTGAGTAGCGCCGCCGTGAGAGCATCCTCAGCATCCAATAGAGCTGAGTCTCTAGCCTCTTTAGCATCTGCAATCTCTTGGTTGAAAGCCACCATGATTTCTGCAATGGCTTCATCATAGAGGCGTTTCTGTTCTGCCAAAGATTCTGCCTGGTCAATGAGCACCTGGTCATACATCTTTTTGAGCTCAGCCGTAGCCAGGCCGTTCTTTTCATAGAGTGTCTGGGCCAAGGCATCCATGCCCGTGGAAGCCTCAGTCTCAATGACATTGAACAGCTCTCTGATCTCACGCTGTTGCTCTGGGGTTGCGTTCAGGATTCCCTGGGCCAGCTCATTGCCAACCTCAGCACCAGCTGAAATAACCTGCTCAATGAATGTCTGTGAGAATCCCTTTGATGCAAGCTCAGAGGCGTTTGCAATCAGTTGCCTTGAGCCAGTCAGCTTAGTTCTAAGACCCTCTAGCAAGCCACCAATGTTTTTGTTGATGGCATCACTGCTAAACATGTCAGCAATGTTGACCTCTGCCGCTGACTTGAAAGCATCCCTCAAACGGTCCATTGACTGTTGAATAATGTTTGTCAGAGCCTGAGCGGATTTCTGATTGATGTCAGCAACACGCTGGTTGTAATTCTTTAGGGAGCTGGCTAGTGCCTTGTCACGGCGTTCAGAGGCGGCTGTGATGGCACTCTCATAGCTTTTTGCTATGTCTGCCTGGGCACTAGCGTAATCATTGTTAGCCGTTTTGATGGCTTTGTTGTAATCCTTGCGGTTTTCAATCAGGGCCTTTTTAGTGTCCTTGATGTAACCCTTTAGCTTCTCACGCATTTCAGCCGCTGTTGGCTCAGCTGATGAAGTGATGATAGGTGGGATTTTTGCCGCTTGCTTGGCGTAAGCCTCACCCCTGGCAATCCATGAATTAGCCCAGGCTGTGTTGCCCTTGGCTACATCACTAACACCCTTAAGGTTTTGGAACCTGTTTAGCTCACCATAAGATGTTTGAGTTGACTGAGTTAGTTTGTCAATCTCACCCCTGAGTGCGGCGGCTTGTGCCTCATAAGTCTGTAGGTCAATAGCACCAAGTTTGTAGGCCTCATTGAGCCTCTCCATCTCGCCCTCTAGGACTGTGATCTTTGCGGTGCTGGCTTCAATTGTCTTGATGCCGTTATCTGTCTCAGTCCTGAAAGCAATGGCCGCACCAACTAGAGCAAGTAAAACGGTGGCGGCGAGCACATAGGGGTTAGCCCTAATGGCTACATTGAAAAGTGTTTGTGCTGTGGTTGCCAAATTGGTTGCTGTGGTAAAAGCACCTACTCCAACCGTTACAACTACAACAGCCTCAGCAAGCTGTTTGATTTGAGTCCAGTTATCCTGGATGTAGTCAGTGAAGTCAACAATGAACTCAATGCCGTCTCTAAAGGCATAGCCCAGCTCAGCAATTGCCAGAGTGCCATCTGGGGACTTTAGCCAGTCACCAAGGCGTTCAAAAAGTGGGAGTAGCTCATCCTTTACCTGGTTGACCACGCTTGCCAAAACAGGGAGCAGGGCATTGCCCACCTCAGCTTGCATCTCTGCGAATGATGCTTGCAAGATTCTTTGTGAGTTAGCTAGGCCGTCAGATGTGTTTGCAAAGTCACCCTGTGTCTTGGCAGTGCTCTCCAACAGTAGGCCATAGCGAGCCTGGACTTTATCGGTCTCAGTTAGTGCCTCACCTACGGCTGTGATCCCAGCTCTATAGGCATAGGCCTTGACCTCAGTATCTAGCAAGTTGATACCAAAGCGCTTTAGCGGCTCTGCCTCACCAGCAAGACCTGACTGGAATACCTGGAGAGCCTCTGACACATCAATGTTGAATACAGAGGCAAAGTCAGCGGCTCTGGTTGTTAGGCTGTCAACAAAGCCAGACACATCTCCACCAGTGCCAACAACCCGCTCTGCAAAGGCAGAGAAACGCACAGCCGCCGCATTGAAGTCTGATGATGTAACACCTAGGCGGGTTGATGCATCCTTGCCCAGCTTGACAATGCTCTCACCTGCGGCTCCATAGGCAACACCAACGGCGTTGATGGATTCCTCTAGGTTGGAGGCTTGCTTTACAGAGTCCTTGAAAAAGGAACCAACGCCAGCGGCGGCAATAGCCGTTCCTGCAATTGCGGCAAGGCCCTTGAGTGCGCCACCAAAGCTAGATTTGAAGTTATCTCCAGCGGCCTGTCCTGCACTGCCACCTGAGCCACCCACGCCTTTTAGTTCTTTGGCTACGGCAGACTGGAAGCCCTTGGCTACGGGAATGAGTGTCACATAGGCGTAGGCGGCTTCTGCCATTTCAGGTCTCCATCTTTAGCTTTACTGAGGATTGCTCTTGCATCCCTGCGAATTTTTCTAACCGTCTTTTTCTGTGTGCCGTCATTCCAGGGCCTGGGCCATGGTTTGGGCTTTTTCTTTGAGTTGACCGTTGCCAGTAGGTCATAGGTTGCGGCGGCTAGTGTCCAGTTGTAGTCAATTGGGTGTGACCAATTGTGTTTGGCGGCCTGGAGCCAGCTAGTAGGGTCACTCATGGTGACCGCTACCAGGTAAATGACTTCCTCCCATGGAACAGTTGTCCCTAGGTCAGCAAGCCCTAAATGGAATCTGGCTCTAAACTCATAAACAAATGCGGGCTTATAGTCCTCAATTAGCTCAAGGACTGTGAGGATTCCCCCAGTGGTGCACCTTGTGTCCATCCGTTCATTGCCTCAGTGAAAGCACTTAGAGGCATGGAATCAAGGATGGCTAGTTGCTTCTCATCTAGGATTTCCTCCAGGATGAACCACATGGCTTCCTCAGCATCTACTTTTCTAGCCTTGCGGATTACTCCAACAGGTAGCTCTTTGAAAGCTGGTAGGCCAATCTTTTTTCCATTGTGTTCAATTGTGTAACTCATCACGGCTCTTTCCTTTTGCGGTTATTTGCGGCGGGAGTGGGCCCCTAAAGACCCACCCCCTATTTTACCTGATGACCGCCGCAATAAGGTCACCAGGAACTTACTATGCTTCTAGGCTAGAGAACCACTTGGTTACAGTGGTTGAACCTGCATCTGCATAAGCGGTGATGGTTACTTCATAACCAACTGCCTCACCAGATGCCAAGGTGCGCTCTCCCAGTGAAGTGATCTCACCAGCTGGGATGTAAATGCGCTCAACGGTTGCACCATCAACAACATCAATAACAAATGACTTGCGGCCACCTGTTGAAGTTGGGTCAATTGCAAACTCACCTGAGGCGTTGGTGGTTCCGTAGTAAAGCTCAAGGACTGCCTCACTGGTCTCAATGAAAGTCATTGAAACTGAGTAGGTTCCCTCTGAGGTTACTTCACGGACCAATGAACCGTTCTGCCAAGCCCTGATCTGGTTGGTTGAACGGTCAATGCTCTCAGCAATTCCGTCAGCTGAGACATAGCCCAGGTCCACAAAGCCAGCATCTAGGGCTGAGCTTGAAGTGGTTGGGGCTATGGTTGAAGTTGGAGCCACATAAACTGCTCCAGTGACTGCAACTCTTACTAGGTCACTATCTAATGCCATGTTATTTTCCTAACTAATTAGCGAGGTTTGACCCTCTATGGGTAACGGCAAACCGCAAAAATCTACGCTCGCCGCTTAGGTCTGTCACATCCTGGATGGAGGACTGAACAGATGTTGCCACAATGGGGTTCCCATCAGGCAAGTCATCAAAAATTGCTTCAACCATCAGAGCCAAACCCTCTGCGGTTGCGTAACTACTCTCATAAATGTTGACACCAATCACAGAACTCATCACTGTCTTGCTGTCTCTACTGCCACCGTCACGCCTGATTATCACCTGGCTGGTGGTGTCATTGGCAAGGATTCCAACTCTGGTGTTTGTGTATCCCTGTGCTGTCAACTCTGTCTTTAGGCGTGAAACTAGGTGGGCCATAATGTCGCTAAAAATTACTGCATCAGACATCATGCACCTCTCTTTGGTTTCTTGGTCTTTACCTTTGTGCCTCTACGGCCACCAGCAAGGTCTAAGGCCTTTGATAGGTCACCAGTGTTTGCCTCATCATAATCAGAGCCACGGATTACTTTGACCCTAGCTCTATTGCGGCCTTGCTTTGCTTCCAATTCTGATCCAGGGAGTGCGGCCTCCACCAGCTTCATTCTGTTAACTAGCTCATTCTCAACCTGTTGGCTTTTGAGCAACTGCCTCATGCCCTTGCGGTTGAGAGTAACTTCACCGCCACCACCTGGGATTTTACTAGCCATTGACTTCCCTCTGTAGGTCTATCACTGTGCCTGGTGTCCATTGGCCCAGACCGTTGCGCCAGTCAAAGGGCTCACCGTCTAGGACATAGCGCTCACCACGGACAACAAAAACATCCTTGGTTTGAATCTCTGTAGCTGGTGGCAAGTAGAGCGTGAGCCCTGATGTCACCGTAATCTCTGCCGCTCCAACAGTCTTGGAACCTGTCCTTGCGGCTACTTTTGCCGTGAGCTCAATCTCAGTGGTGACAATGATGGGCTCGCCATAGGCATCAGTCCCTGCGGAACTTTGTCGGATTTGGGTAATTGATTCCATAGTTGCCGTTCCCTAGGATTGAAGTTGAGCGGAATGAAAGGCCACGGTAGTAATCTGCAACCTTGGCATCTGCGGGGCTCAGCATTACCTGTGCGCCCACTGCCCAGTTTGCATAGGACTGGCTGAAAGGACCAACAGATTGCTGTTGAACTCCAGCCGCCGCATCTGGGCTAATTGAAAGTGTCCTGGCTACCATGCCAGCTACTACGCCAATAACATCTGCGGGGATGGTGGCTGAGCCGTGCTCATAGTTCACGGTGATGCCTCTAAAGTCACCCAGGTCATACAGACTCTGGTGACCGTCAAATGTGTAGTCAATTTCATTGCCGTCTACATCTTTGACTTCAATGACATCAATCACTGGCCTCTGCACCAGACGGACAATCCCATCCTTAGGGAATAGCCTCACGGTGCTTTCGCTGACCTCAAACTTTTGCACAGCTCTCTGAATAAACAGGGCTGATGCATCTGCCAGATAGGCGTTAGCTTTGGTTGTTTCTGCGACAGTCAGACTGCGCCCTAGACGGGCTTCAACATCTGCAATTGTGGCCAGTGCCATCAGGACCTCTCTTTGAAAACTTTGGGGTGTGTGGCTGAGGGGCCAGCGTTAGCCAGCCCCCCAGCGGTTAGCCTTATTTAGGCAGATACATACTTGACAACAGCCTCAGACTTGACAACCTTTGCACCGTAGACATTTAGTCCACGCACAATGTCAGAGAACTTGGTTGG